TAATTTTGTAGTTGTTGGTGGAACTTTTACAGACGTTGTTGTTTCTGGAAGTAGTTCTGGTCTTTCGTACTGTTTTACTTTCCAAACTTCTTTCGGTTATGACGTAAGTAGTTATTTCGGCATTGGTGCAAGTTTAAACAACCCTGTTTATTCAGTGCTTGCTTATAGTTCTGGTGTTATAGTTGGTGGTTCATTTACTAACCCTCTAGTCTACCCTTCATGGACTGACAGTTATGGAATATATATAACTTGGAACGGAACTAATTGGGACTTAAATAATATTCCTTTTTATTCACCATCTGGACCAATTACCCAATTTGTTTTTATACCTACAACAGGGGACTACTTTACTATTATAGACAGCGGTTCATTTGACATATTAATTAAAAATAATATTCAAACACCAACTATTCCCGTTGGTTCGCGTTGGAAATGTATTGTTTATAATGGTTCAAATATTTGTTATGCAACAGACAACCAAACTTCAGTAGGGTTTTTATTCTACAACTTAAACCAAAGTACAGCATTGACAATAACTGCTTCAGGTGGTCAAACCTTTAACACATATGCAAATTTGGGCTTAACAAATATAATTATGTACGGGGCTGGTTCTTCATTTGAATTTATATATAACCTTTCTTCTAATAGTTGGTGGGCTATTGCATTAAATGGTTCAGCATTAAGTTAAAAAAATAAATATATATTAACTTATATAAATGGACTGGAGTGAAGACATTGAAAAAATATTAGAAAACATACGAATAAACAGTATAGTTTTAAGTTCTTACCATAAAGAACGTTATTACCATTATAAGGGACATTTGAAATATTTTAAACTTCCTTTAATAATATTGAGTAGTATAACATCAATAGCATCAGTTGGGTTAAGTGGTTATATGCCACAGTCAACTATTAGTTTAACAACTTGTTTATTGAGTTTAACAAGTGCTATTCTCGCAAGCATTGAGTTATATTTAGGTATTCAAAAAAATATGGAACAGGAATTAATAGCAAGTAGAAACTTCTTATTACTTGGTTATAATATTTATAAAGTATTAAGTTTAAAAACAGAACATAGAGTTGAAAAAGGACGCATATTTTTAGATGAAATATATAACGAATATATAAAACTTGTTGAAAATGCAAACCTAATAAAAAGTAAAAAAATAAAGGATGCGTTAGCAGATATTCCTAAGTTATATGTTATACCTACGACACCAAGTAGTTCGGATGTAGAAAGTCGAAAAAATACAAATGAAGACATAGGAATTGAATTAAAAGATATTATTATTGAAAATTAATTTTTTATTAATAATAAATAAAATAAATAAAAAAGTGGAAAATATTTTTTAAATAAGTTTATAAGTTTAAAAATAAGTTTATAAATATATTTATATAAAAATGGAACAAATAAAATATACAACTATTAATAAATTAAAGAAAGAAGGAAAACTTTCTGACTCTGATATGTTGGGTAAAATGTTAAAAAGTGAAAAAGCAAAGGAACTTTATGGAAATAATATTAGAGTTCATCATAAATATTATATTCCCAAAGACAAAAAGAAATATTTTCATGATGAAGAAATAAGTGGTGGAAGTTTAAAAAGTGCTATGAAAAAAATAGGTTCATTTGTAAAACATAAATATGAAAAAGCAAAAGACTTTATTGAACCTATTATTAAAGATACAAGTAAAAAAGTAAAAAGTTATATTAATACTGTTTTTACAGGTAGAAATGACTATCCTCCTGCTGTTAGAGAATTAATTAAAAAATATGGAAATAAATTAATTAAAAGTATTACTATTGACAGAACACCAGTTGTTAAGGCTTTACAAAGTGTTTTAAATTTTGTTAGTGGTGGAAAGTTTAACGAAAGACTTGAAAATATGCCATATGACCAAATATTTCATTTAAGAATTGATATTACATTTGACGATGGTTCTGTTCTAGCTGTTGAAAAGAATGAAGTTATTAATATGTATGAAAAACCAGTTAAAAAAGAAGGCGGAGAACAAAAACAAATAAGTTTTATTCCTGATGGAACAACATTAAATTCTATGTTAGAAGAAGCAAAGAAAATTCAAGGTAATAAGTATTTCGACTATAGTGCATATGATAATAACTGTCAGGACTTTATTATGGCTTTATTAAAAGGTTCAAATATTGGAACACAACAAGACTATTCATTTATTAAACAAGATAGTAAAAGTTTATTTAAAAACGACCCTATATTAAGAAAGTTTGCAAATACTGTAACAGATATCGGAGGAAAAGCCAATGAAATTATATTCGGTTCTGGACTTTCTGGTGATAGTGGTGTACAGTCTGTTGTATTTGATAAAGACAGTTGGACTAAAAGAAGAGCTATTAATTGGTTGAAAAAACATGACTATTCTGGTTTAGAATGTGATGAAAAAGAAAATACTTTACGTTTTAGACAATTTGAACCAAATAAAAAATATTCTTATATTACAAAAAGTATAGGAAAAAACATAGAATTAATTATAGCATATAAAAATAAAACTCTTATTAATAAATATAATAAAATGCCGAGAAAAAGTAAAATGTATGACAGTGATACTGATAGTGGTTCTGATACTGAAGAATTTTCAGGTTCTGGAATTAGACAAGAAAAAGCCTTATTAAAACGAATGGCTAAATTAACAGGAGATGTAAAAGAACATCATTCTATGCATGGTGGAAAAATTAATATTGCAAAAGCCTTTAAGAAATTAGGTAAAACAATTAAAAGAGGTTGGGAGAAAGAAATTGAAGACCCAGCTGAAAAACTAGCAAATAAAGCAGGAAAATATATTACTGCTAAAAAGGGAGGTCTTGCAACTGACTTAATTGACTATGCTGTTCCCGCTGCGAGTGCTGCAATTGTTGGTGGTTTATCTGGTATGGCTACTGGTGGTGTTGGTGGTGTTCTTGGAAGTGCTGCAGGTTCTAAATTAGGAAAAGAAGTTATTGCTCCCGCTTTACATAAAGCAACCGGTGCAGGTGTAAGAAAAGGAAGAAAAACATCTATGCAACAACTAATTGAAGCACATGATGCAAGAGAAGCAGAAGAATTAAAAAAGAATGCTTTAGAAATATCAAAATATATGGCTGATGAAGTAAAAGCTATTAAGAAAATGAAAAAACTAAGTGGTGGAAGTATTCATATTGACATTGCTTCTCATAATGCTAAAGGAAAAGCAACTAATAAAATGTCTGGCGATGGTGTAATGGGTAAACGTCCTCCTAAAGGTTCACCTGAAATGAAAGAATATATGGCTAAACTTAGAGCAAGAAAAGGAAAAAACTAATTAATGGGGGTTCACTATCAACCTCCGATAAAAACAAAATAGCAAAACAAATAAAAGACATTTCAGAAGAAGAAGCTGAAAATGACTATAAAAAGTTGGAAAATATAAATTTAAAAGAAATTAAACCCTCTTCAAGAATAGGAAATAAATTTGTAGACTATTTTACATTTTTAGAAAGGTTAGAAACAACCGGAAAAAGTGGAAAAACATTTTTTGAATATTATGAAGAAAGAAATAAATTAATAAGAAAACCATATATTAAAAGACTATTTGACTATTTTGGAAAGAATACAAATGTTTATAAAAAATGGTATGGAATATTTAATTTATATCAGTCAAGTATAAGTATTTTTAAACCAGTTCTTGCGATGGAAATATATAACAAATTTAAACCACATACAGTTCTTGACCCAACTATGGGATGGGGTGGGCGTTTAGTTGGTGCTTGTGCTTTAGACGTTCCTAATTATATAGGTATTGACTTGAATAAAAGTTTAAAAGAACCTTATGAAGAAATGGAAGACAAATTAAAAGAATTAGGAACAAAAACAAATATTAAATTAATGTTTCAAGATGCATTAAAAACAGACTATTCAAAACTTAAATATGATATGGTATTTACTTCTCCTCCTTACTATAATATAGAAATTTATAAAGGAACTAAAAAACAAACAAAAGAAGACTGGGATAATAACTTTTATTTTCCACTTTTTGAAAAGACTTATAAATACTTACAAAAAGGTGGAAAATATATTTTAAATGTTCCTCAAGAAGTTTATGAAAGAGTTTGTATTCCATTATTAGGAAAAGCAGATATATTATTTCCTTTAAAGAAAATAGAAAGAGTTTCATCAACAAGTAAAACAGGTAATAAAATAAATATTAACTACAAAGAATATATTTATATATGGCATAAGAAAGAAACAAACGGGAAAGGTATAGAAGAAGTTTCAAATTATAAACAAGCACAAAAGAAAACAAATGAATATTTTGGTAAACCTACAAAATTATATTTATCTGATAAACTTGATAAAAAATATTATGTACTTGATGACAATAACAAGAAAATATATTTTGGTTCTTCTAAATATGAAGACTTTACAAAACATAAAGATGAAGAAAGAAGAAAAGCATATTTAAAACGAGCAACTAATATTAAGGGTAATTGGAAAAATAACAAATATAGTCCAAATAACCTAGCAATAAATATTTTATGGTAGTTTCATAAAATTATAAATAATTTTACTCAACTGGTAGTTTTTTAAAAATTATTTTCCAATTTTTTTATAAATATTTTATTTTTTTAATAAATTAATAAATTATTTTATTTTTATATATACAGTAAATAAAAAAAATATACTTAAAAACAAAATAAGTATATACAGTATATAATGGCTAGTGAAAATTTTACTCTTTCAAAAATTAAAACTCTTAGTCCTGTTGATGCTAAGGAATATATCACTAAATACTTTGTACCATTAAGCAATGGAAACCATGCAATGCTTATTGACGGTATTTATGTTATTAAGGACGACCAAGAAATAAAAAGAAGTTATTTCAACAGAATGCAAAAAGAACTATGTAATTATTATTTTAAAGAATTTACAGAAGTAAAAACCATTTCATATGAAATAAATAAACCAACCTTTTACAGCGATAAAATAAACTTATGTCCTCCTATGTTATATAAACATGATGAAACATTTAAACCTTCAAAGGATACTCAAGAAAAACTAAACTTTTTATTAAACTATATGAAAGAAATATTATGTTCAAATAAACAAGACTGTTATGAATTCTTATTAAAATGGATATCAAACATGTTAAAAGGTAATAAAAATAATAGTTGTTTATACCTCAAAGGAATTCAAGGAGTAGGAAAAAGTAGTTTATATGTATTCCTTAGTAAATACGTTATTGGTCAGAATTTAGGAATAGAAACAGGTTCTGACCCTATAAGAACTAAATTTAATGAAATATTGGGAGGTAAACTTTTAGTATGTATTGAAGAACTTGAAAACTTTAGTAAAGCAGAATGGGAAAGTATTAGTTCAACATTAAAAAGAATGATAACAAGTCCAAATATAACGCTTCAAAATAAATGTACCAAAGCATATGAAAGTAATAATATAAATAATTATATTTTATGTTCAAATAATGATGCTATTAAAGATGACGACGGAAGACGTTATTTTATTTTAGATATTGCAACTCATAAAGTAGGAGATACATCTTATTATTCTAAATTATATAATGAATGTTTTACAAAAGAAGTCGGTGAAGCTTTCTTTCATGAAATATATAAAATTAATACTGATAACTTCAACCCTCAAAGCTTTCCAATTACTCAGTCTAAATTAGACTCATTAAGTAAACGTCTTGATAGTGTTTATAAATATATTAAAGAAGAATATGTATTAAAAAATTTAGACATTGACTTGAGCGCTTCAGACTTATATAATGACTATAAATTTAGTACACATAAAGCAGTTACTAAAGAAGACTTTCATAGAAAACTAAACGAAGTAGGTTTAATAAGAACTAAAAAAGACGGAAAGTTATGGTATGATATTTCACATAAAATTCTTTCTAAATGTGCTAAGTCTAAATTATGGCTTCATGAATTAGATGAATTTGAAGAAGAAGAACAAGAAGAAGAATATATTCCAAAAAAGAAAGTAAAAAGTAAATATGATAATAAATATAATTCATTGGATATTTAATATAAAAATATATATAAAAACAAAATACTATATATATAATATAATGAAATACTATATATATAAAATTACCGACTCTAATAACAATGAAGAATTTTATATTGGGTCAACTAATAATATTTCAAATAGGAAGTGTAAACATAAAAAGAATACTTGTAATAAAACTAGTAAAAGTTATTGGCTTAAACTTTATCAATATATTAGGGCTAATGGTGGGTGGACTAATTTTAATGTCTCTATTTTAGAAGCAGGAACATGTGAAGGAAAAGAATATATTAAACAAAAAGAACAAGAATATATTGACAAACTTAAACCATCATTAAACCAAATAAAAGCATCAAAACAAAAAATTGAATTAATTCCAGTAGGAGAACAAACACCATAAACTATATAAAGAGTATGTTATATATATAATTATAAACTGTAAAATACTGTTCCCCTTTTGGTGAGGACGAATAAACACTTCACGTTGTTTCGTATTTATCGCCACTCTGTGACGAATTGAGGAAATACATTTATACACTCATTGTTGAGTATATAAAATTATTATTTTTGGAAATTATTTATTTTTATTAAATTATGAAAACATTTAAAAGATAAGTTATATATATAATTATATAAAATGGAAACTAAAACCGAATTAACTAAAGAAGAAGTTATTCAAAGTTCTGATAAACTTTATAAAAGTTCTGAGAAGTGGATAGAACATGTTGAATATACACCCATTAATGAATATGAAAAGAAAATGTTAGAAGGAACATTAAAACCAGAGGAATTAATAGAAAAAGAAAAAGAAGAAAAACCTATTGAAGTTGACTGGAAAAAACAACATATTATGAAAGTTAAAGTTATTGGACTTGATAAAATGGGAAAACCTCCACTAAGCAACCCTTCACTTTTTAAGAAAAAAGAAAAAGATGAACTAATAAAACATATGGAAGAAATACTTAAACTTCCAGAAGATGAAATAACATTACTATTCAATGCTATTTGTAATGAAAAAATATTTACAACTATAGCCGACTATTCTGTTTTTCCAATGAATTAAATATTTACCCTTTAGGGTGGTTGAATAATTTTTAATAAATTATTTAAGCATTTTCCAATAATTTTTTTAATTTATTTTTATGAATATTTAATTAATATTTATAAAAAATAAAAAAATAAAAGTATTTATAAACTTATTTATATATGTAATAATATATAAAAATGAGTGGACAACCTTATAGATATGCGTCCGATGTAGATAAATTTAGAGCCGAGTATATGGCTTCATTAGGACTACGTACTGACTTAGACGACTTAAACCTTCAAGCAAATAAAACATATAAAGAAACTGGTGCACTTCCTCCAGTAAGTCAAATGAAGGATACAAGAACAACATCTGAAATATTAGCAGATACTGAAAAACTTAAACAAAGCATTCTTCAAGACTTCAAACCATTAGGAAGCCCTCAGTTAATAATGGGTATTATTCAAGGAGTATTATCATCACGTCTTAATAGTGATGGTTCTTTTTTTACATTTCTAGCACAACGTGCTCCCGAGCTTGTTAGAAATTTACAAAAAGTTTATAAATTTGGAATTAAAGGCGATGCAAATGATATTAAAACTTTTGTTGAATTTTTAGAAGAAATGTTTAGTAAACAAAAAAATATTAATGAAAGTGTAAAAACATATTTCAACAGACCCGCATCCCTTCCTGGTGTTGGTTCAATGTTAGGAATAATAAGTGAAGGCGACCTTGATAGTATTAAAGCAATATTTGAAGATGTAGCTAGAAAATTAATGTTAAAAGCACAAGCTATAAAACCAACTGTTACAGATGCTTCTTATAGAGGTATTAAAGGCGATGAACCAACATATAGAGAAAGTGTTATTAATGACATTAAAAATATTAGTTCTTCGTTATTATTCTTAAAAGACTTTATTTCTTCTAAACAATATAAAATGTTTTCTGAAGCATATATTAATGAAATATTAAAAGGTACTGACCTTGATAATGAAATAGTTAAAATATTTTTTGACTTATACCAACAATATATAGCAATAGTTGAAAGAATTCCTAAAGCAGATGTATTATATGCTTTATTAAAACAACTTGATAATTCTCTAAAAAATTCAAGTATACAACTATCAAGTAAAATAACTAATGAAATATGGGGTTTATTTGCAGATATTGACCAAATAGAAGAAATAGTTAAAGGTATGGAAGAACAAATAAAACTAATTAATTCAACATATAGTGCAAACCCAACACCTTCACCATTTCCAGGTACAGGAAAAAGACTAGGAGGTGATACTTATGAACCTCCTAAAGTAAAGAGTCAACTTGAGGCTCAAATGGAAAGTGGTTTATTTGGAAAACAACAATATGAACTTATAAGAAGAAATATTGCCTCAGATGAAATAAATAATAAAGTAGCATCTATTGACAACGAAATAGTTTATTTAGGAGATGAAGTAAAAGAAAAAAGAGGAAGAGTTATGCGCCTTAATGAACAAATTAATGATGAAAAAATTATCCCAAGACTAAAAACAAGGTATGAAAGCATCAAGGATAGACTTGAAAATGAAATTGAAATTATTAGTAAAAATATTCGAGACTTAGAAACAGAAAAAGCTTCTCTTATTAAACAAGAACATGATATAACCGGTCATGGAATTAAACGAAGAAGAGGACGTCCAAAGGGTTGTGGAATTGCAAAACCTTACAAAGAAACAGTAAAAGCTTCAACCGCTACAACTGGAATTATGGAAAGTCCTCGTTTTGTTCACTTTGGAAAATATTTATTAAATATGCACAAACTAAATAATGAAGGTATTTTTTCACTAAAACAACCATCAGGAGGAAATATTATTGGAAACCCATCAATTAAAATAAGTAAAAACTTATCAGGTGTAATTAAGAAAATGGTTGGCGGTGGTGTTCCTTCATTTAATGAACTTTCTCAACTATCCGAACCTGAAAAAGTATATTTACATAAAGTAGCCAAGAAGTCAAATATTGAAGATAAATTTAGTATTCCAACACCATCAAAAGATACAGAAGAAAAAGACATGCATCAATTCGAAGTAATGAAAGGAGAAATTATGAGCGGTAATGATAATAAAGAATTTATTAAAAAATTTAAACTTCTATTAATGAAACTTTCTAAAAATGGAACTCTTCCTAAGTCCGAAGTAAATGAAATATTAGGAGACTTAGTTGAATTAGGTTATTAATTCATTTATTAAATGTTTGAATAAATTTATTTATAAATTTGTGAAAACATTTTCCACTTTTATTTATAATATATAAAAAATAGTTAATATATTATAAATATAATAAAATGTCAACATCTGGAATTTATAATTACCACCCAAAAGTGGCGCTCCCAAATGCTATTCTTCCACAAATGGCAAGTGATACAGCACAACCAGCTTTCTTTTTTGGAGGTTCTCAAGTACCTGTTAATTTAGGAATTGCTACAGGTTCAGGAATTCATACACCATACATTAGTCATACAGAACACGCCCGTTTAATGGGTGTAAAAGGAAGAGGAACATCTGTTTCAGTTAGAAAAAACCATAAAATTTATTTATCTAAAAATATGCCCTCAATTCGTAAATAAAAAACTTTATTAATTATTATACAATATATAAAAAATTAAATATATATTATATTATAATAAAAATGTTCGTAATAGTTCTTAACCAAAACAACATCGTACAAGATGGTCAAAACAACAAGTTAATTTATAAATTTCCTAACTCTGTTGTATTCAAAGACAAATATATTGCGGTTTCAAGTATTTCCATGTTTTACTCTTGGTTTAACATTACTTCGACAGCACAAAATAATTTCTTCACCTATACCTTTCCGGTTGGTGGTACATTAAACACATATACAGTAACCATTCCTGATGGTTTATATGAAATAGTTGATATTAATAACTTTATTCAATTTACATGTATTCAAAATAATACATACTATATTAATACAGCTGGTAATTATGTTTACCCTTTTGACTTTCAAGTAAACCCAAATAGATATGCCGTTCAAATAAATACTTATTACTTGTATAATAATACTACTCTCCCAGCTGGTTGGACTTTACCCGACCCAGTTGGAACCCCTATAAGTACACTTGCTAGACAGAACTCTATCATTACTATACCTCCAAACTTTAATATTATTGTTGGTTATACTGCTGGGTTTGCAACTGCTCAAAACGTAGGCGGTGCTTTTGTTCCATCTGGACCATATGTTTCTAAAACAGTAGATAATACTATTAGTTATATTAGTACAACAGCACCACAAGTTCAACCAAATAATAATATTCTTTTTAGTTTGTCTAATATTAATAACCCTTATAGTCAACCTTCTTCTATAATTTACTCATTAAACCCATCTGTCGCCATCGGTGAACAAATATTTGAAACTCCTCCAAATTTTATGTGGAATAGACTTATTGATGGAACTTATAACGAATTACGTTTAAGCTTTTTAGGAACTAATTTACAACCTATTTCAGTTAATGACCCAAATATGACTATATTATTAACTATAAAGGATAAAGAAGAGTCTTTCAGTAAATAAATTTACTTCAACACCCCTTTTGGTAGTTTTTAAAAATAAATATATAATATTTAAAAAAGTATTTAGTATATATATTATATATAATGAATAATTTTGAAGATGATAATTATTTAAACCGCATGTATGATGAACTTAATACTGCTTATAATACATTATTAAATGAATTAAAAAATGATAAGGAATGTACAAAGGAAAAAAGTTTAAATATGAAAATGGCTTGTATAGACACAATGAGGAAACAGATACTAAAATATAGAAATATAAGAATAAAAGATAAATTAAAAGGTGACCTTTAGGTACTTGAGTATTTTTTTATAAAATACGAATGTATATGTAATAAAATTAATTATATTATATAAAAAATAGTTTATATATTATTATATAATAAAAAATGCCTATTACTTCATCAAAATATGTTAAGTTGCCTTTTTCTCATGCTAGTTTTAAACAAGGAGCCAAGCACATCGGCGGTACTGGAATGGGTTCAGTACTATTAAGAACTGCCGGAGGTGGTGCTGGTTCTTCATATATGGATATGGATGACTACATCGCAACAACAGGAATTAACCCATATGCTCGTGCTTCTAGTTCTGCCTCTTCTGGTTCTGGACTTAAAAAAATTAGTGAAAAATTAAGTAAACTAGGTTCTGATAAAGGACCAAAAAGAAAAAATATTGTAATGAGTCTATAAATTTAAAACTCAAATTTTATTACCCTTTAGGGTAGTTGAATAATTTTTAAAAAATTATTTAATTATTTTCCACTTTTTTAAAATACTTTTTATAGTTAATATTATTTATTAATTATAAAAAATACAAATATATTTAAAAAATAACATATATTAATATATATAATAAAAATGTCTGACAAATTAGTATTCGACTTGGCTCAAGAGGTTGAAGGTTCTCCTAATGTCTTCGTTAGAAAAGACTGGTTAAATATCCTTGACAACCAAAACCAAAACTATAATAATAACCAAAGTATTATTGATACTTCTCAACTTTCCAATTCTAACAAATATATGTCTTATAGAGAGGCTTATTTCTCTATCCCTTTCCTTGTAACTCTTGGTTCAGTTACTCCAGGGTCTGCTACATTTGCAACAAATATAAGTAAATTATTTACTCCTGCAACTGGAACTACATCAGCCGACTATGCTGTTGGTCTTAAAAATTGGTTTGGTCAAATTATCCACTCCTTTACATTAGACTATAACGGTACTACTATTGTACAACAAACCCCTTACGTCAATATGTGGAATTCATTCAAACTCATGACTTCCCTTTCCCTTGATGATATTAATACTCAAGGCGCTACCATTGGGTTTTTCCCCGATACTTCTGACTCTTGGGGTTATACTTTACCTCCCACTGCACCCACCACTTCATTTTTCTATGGTGGTACTGGTGTTTGTAATAATACCAACTTGGATACTGTTACATCTGTTTCTGGTGCATATTCAAGATATAACTGTAATGGTGGAAACGTTGGTTTAATTAGACGTCAACAACTTATTAATTTTGACTTAGAAGGTGGTTCTACTACCGGAGCTGTCGGAACCGCTTCTACTGAAACTTATGGTTCTCTTATTTCTGGCGGTCTTGGTGCTCCCCTTGGTGCTGCAGGAAGTATGAATTTATTATGGAAGTCTTATATCACCAAAAAACAAAACCAAGTATATGCTTCTCCTAACATCACTTCTCAAGGATATATTCAATATTCCATTGTTGCAACTGTTTACCTTAAACATATTCATAGTTTTTTCAACATGTGTCCCCTTCTTAAAGGTGTTTTCATGAAGATGACTATGAACTTGAATAACGTTTCAACTTCTTTTAGTGCAATTGCAACTGCTTCTGGTATTGGTGCTATCTCTGGTGCTGGTCTTGCTTTAACTGCTGTATCATCTCCTCTTGGAGGTGTAAACCCTCTTATGGTTGCATCTGGTGCAACTGTCAATTCTAGTGGTAATGGTTCAACTTCAATTTTCCCCGTTGTTGGTGATGCCCTTGCTGCAGGAGACTGGAGACAAGACTTTAGAATGAATATTTCTGTTGGTGCTACTTGTCTTGACCAACAACTAACTTCATCCATTACTTCCCTTGCTGGTGGTTCTATGTCTAAGTCCGTATATTTATATGTTCCCGCTTATACTTTCAACCCTGTATTTGAACAAGCTTATCTTTCAAGCCCTGTTAAACAAATTAAATATACCGATATTTACCAATACCAAGTTTTAAATGTTGCTGCAGGCGCTAACTTTAATAACTTACTTACTAACGGTATTGCAAATGTAAAGAGTGTTCTCATCCTTCCTTTTTACTCTTCTACTGGTATTACTACTATTGGAGGAAGCAACGGACCAACTGTTGCCGGTGCTGTTCAAAGTTTTAATACTGGTATTTTAACCGGTACCCCTGTCTTCCAGTCTCCCTTTGACCCCGCTGGAACTGGACCAACTTCCCCTCTTTGTTGGTTAACTAACTTTAACGTTCAAGTATCTGGTCAAAATGCTATTTATAACGTTGAGAAATACAACTTTGAACAATTCAATAACCAACTTTATGGATGTAATGCTGTTAACGGTGGTTTAACTGACGGTATCACTTCTGGACAAATTGATAGACAAGCCTTTGATATGGAATATTGTTATTACTATGTTAATATTGAAAGAATGCTTCCTGTTGAAATGTCTGTTCCTAAGTCTATCCAAATTCTTGGACAAAACTTGTCTTCAAGAGCCCTCGACTTATACTGTTTCATTGAATACGGAAATGAAATTAGTATCGATGCTCTCACCGGTGCTAGAGTTTAAGAACTTTATTAAATAAAAAAACTTATTATGTATTGACAGGCTAAGTAATAAGTTTAATAACTAAATAAAGTACTTAATAAAAAATAAAATATATTTTAATGAATTAACATATTTATATAAAAATTAAATAGTGGAAAATATCCATTATTTAATTATTTATTTTCCAACTTTTATAATAATATTTAAAAACTAAAACATATATTATTATTATAATACAAATGACACATATTTTAACAATTGACGCAAGTCCTAAACAACTTAGTAAATTAAGAAATGGACACTCAACAAGAATTAAAAAAGGAACTGGTTTCAACTTAATTGTACACCCTGGAACTTATTCAAGGGCTTCACATGCATTCTCTCGTAATAAAGGGGTTGAAGTTAGACTTTCACCAGAAGAAATTGAAATGAATAAATACATGTCTCCTGAACAACATGCTAAACTCAAAGAAGCACAACCAGAAATTGCAGGACAAGGAATATTCGGTTCTAAATTTGATAAACTCCTTAAGAAAGCTGGTATTAAAAAGGCTGCATATAGAATTGGAGACCAAATTAAACCCGGTGTTAAAGGTTTAATAACTGCTGGTATTGCATCTGGTGCTACTGCTTTAGGTGCTGCACAACCCGAACTACTTCCTTTTATTGTTCCAGGTGCTGCAGGACTTCAAAACCTAGCAATGGACTACATCGAAAACCCTTATGCATATCAAAGTGGAATTAAAACAAAAGGAGTTAAAAACCTTGCTGGTAAAATTGCAAAAACCGGAGCTAATGAAATGTTAAATAAAGAATTAGGAACTAATTATGACTACATGTCTCGTGCTGGTTTAGAACAAGCCGGAATGTCTGAAATTAATAAAAGACTTTCTGATGAAGCAATTGCTGCACGAACTGGTTTAAGTCCTGAAGCATCAAGTTATGCATCTCTTGGTTATGGTATTGGTGCACATGGAATGAGAGGTATGGGACTTCGAGGAAGAATGAAAGAAAGAAGTATTTCTGGAAGAGGAACATTATTATCAGGAGATGAAGGAGTTTATATGCCTCCTGCTTTAATTTCACAACCCATGTCAGCCAACTATCAAATGGCGCACTTCTTACCTCCTCAATATCAACACTATTCCAAAGGTGCCGGCTTATATGCTGGTTCTGGTTTATATGCCGGTTCTGGTTTATACGCTTAAATTATTTTCCAATTTTTATTATATTAATATATATTTAAAAGATAAGTTATATATATAAATATAAAATGTCACTAACAGACTCTCAAATATTTGACCTAGCAAAGAAAATGAATATCCCAATGGGGGATGTTTGTTTTAAGGATGAATTAGAAGCTCCTCTTCAATTCAATAAATTTTATATTATTAATATTGAAGATAGCATTGATAAAGAAGGAAACCCAAATGATGGGACACATTGGACTTGTTTTCAAATTAATAAATATCCTAATGGAAAAATAGAAGCTATTTATTTTGACCCATATGGAGCACCACCTCCTGAAAATGTAAAAGCTTGTATTAAAGCAACAACCAAACAACAAGGAGTTCCTTATACTGAAAAAGATGTACAAAGTTTATTAAATAATGCATGTGGTTTTTATTGCTTAGCATTAGGGCATTTTATAAATGCTTCAAAATTTAGATGTGGCGACTTATACGATGATGTTGCTTCATTTATTGATATGTTTGATGACCTTAATACATCAATTGACTTTAAAAAGAATGAATATATTTTAAAACATTTTTTCAGAAGTGAAGACCCAGAAAAAAGACAAGAAATAGAAGTTATAAAACCAATTAGTAGTATTTCATCAGAAGATACAAAAGGAGGAATTGATATGTTTAAGCTTCCTGTTGATATTAAAATAATTGATAAGTAATATATATTTACTTAAAGAAAAGTTTATATATATACTTATAATTATGGATAATACAGAAAAAGAGGTTATTATTAAATATTCATCATATACTCCCGCTCAAAAAAGAGCAACTCAAAAGTATAGACAGAATAACAAGGATAAAGTAAACGAACAAAGAAAAAAATATTATCAAGAAAGAAAAGAAAAAGATGAAAACTTTCTTGAATATAAAAGACAGAAAGCGCGTGAATATTATCAACGCAAAAAGGAAGTAGTTAAACCTCCTCAAGAAGTCTATGAAGAAGTAAGTCAAGAAGTATGGGAAGAAGTACCACCCGAACTATTAAAAGAAGAACCAGAACCTACAAGAGAAGAAATTAATGAAAAACTAAATAAAGTAGCCGACGCTCTCAAAGAAGTTATTCAAAACGAAGCAAAACTAAAAAGAAAGCGTTCTTCTAAAAAAAATAAAGAATTATAAACATTTTATTTTCCAAGTTTTTAATATTGTTTAAATTAAATAATATTAATAATGTTCTCATATTCTGACAGCTCTTTATCCCTCTTGATGAATATATATACAATTGGTCTGACATCTTGCGCTCATAGTTTGTTTTAATAAATTAAAAAAACATATGGCTGATGTCAAACCGACCGAATTATATATATAATGCATTCAAGAGGAATTAAGGCTTTTGTCAAGAAGTATGAAAGACAATTATGTAAATGTATTAATAATTTAAAAATTCTTAAACCTCACTTAGACTTTGAATGTTTTTATACACTCTTAAAAAATATTATGTTTAATGATGAACGCTATAGATGTTATATGTTCATTATGACAACTGTTTGGGAATATGAAGAAGAAATTCTTTTAGAGTCATTCTTTAGAGATAATATTCTCTTAATAAAACATTTAAGTTTAGATAACTTAGAAAACTTTTCTATTCTTAAACATGAACGTTTTAAAATTCATAAAAAAGAAATATTAAATTATTTTACTTTTATAAATAAATTATAAATTTTATTTTTTTTTTAATATTTTTTATTTTTTATAAAATAGATGAAAATTTTATAAATTTAATAATTAATTTTATTTTTAGATGTCATTGATGTTATAATATGTCTTTAAGTGTATATATATTCACTAAATAGACTTAAAGACGTGTTTATATATACAGTAATGAACTTTAATTTCACTAAAAAACAGTTATTTAATATGCCTGAAGTAAAAGAAGTTTTAGAACATGGGCGCTCATTATTTGCATGGGTAAGCATGAATGATATGGATATTGACTATCAATATAAAATGGCGAAGAAACACTTCGAAGGTTTTTCAAAGGGAGCAATTAGACTTTTATGGACTAACTCTATTGACCAAGACGAATTAACACTCATTAAGGAAGAAGTATATTTTATTGAAGCATCAGAAGCATATTTAAGACTTCTTGAGAAATATCAAAACGAGATGCTATTCTTTCAAGCATTATTCAGAGCCGGTGAAGAAGTTCCTTTATTAACTTTTTTAGAATGAAACTTCAAAACCTTTATTAATATAATATTGCTTTAGTTTATCATTATGATATCCTTGAAGCATAATAATATTTTCAAGAATTATTAAACTGCCATTACAATTTAATAATTTTTTTAATACTTTTAATTCATTACGCATTCCCATCATGTCAAAGGGAAGGTTTTTTATTAATGTTATTTTATGTTTACTATTAGTATCAGAAATTATTTTAATTGGTTCTTTTATTTTAATATCATTAATATAATTATTATTAAATATTTCCATTATATATATTATATACTATTTGTTTATATATTATACATATACTTTAAAGAGAAACCATTGACTGAGGGCGGGCTTTATAAGAAAGTTAAGGCTTAACATGCATATTACATTAATTAAAAATTTTTAATTAATATTATTATATATTTAGATGATAGTTAATGCTTAATAATGGGCTTGCACCCACCATTTAATGGTTTCATAGTTGATATATAAACAATAAATACTATAATATTATATATATGGGGTTTATAACTATATTTTTACTATGTGTTTGTATCGTATGTGTTTTATTTTTATTTAAAATATATATGGACTTAATAAATAATGAATATTTTTATAATTAATTATATTTAAAAAGTAGTTTATATATATAATTATAGAATGGAGTTTATAGAATGTATATTAAGAGGTTTATTTTTATATATTGGTTTATATATTATATATGATACTAATATGAAGAATAATAAAATATTAAATACTTTATTAAAAGAAGAAGAAAACAAAAAAGAAGAAGAACTACAAGAACAACTAAAAAACATTTGTGATGAATTAACAATGTTAAAAAGTTTATATAAAAAGAATGAGGAAACTATTAAACAAATAGTTAAGAAACTTCCTTTTAATGGTGAAGAATGGATACAGGAATTTATCCAGAAAGAAATAGAAAAAAATTATTTTTCTAATTATGAAAATATTAACCAATAATTTATTTTTTAATAACTATATTTTATAATTATTAAAAAAGTGGAAAATTAATTATTATATTGTGGAATATATTTATATTCTGAAAAAGTATTTATATCAAATATATATAACCCTGCTAGTTTTTGGTCTCCTCCAAATACAGAACGTTTATATTCATTATTATTTATTTTATCTTTTATTGTTTGTACTGGTATAATATATAAGTCGTATAAGTCATATGGTTTAACAACGAATATAGCATAATAGTCTGCGGTTGTTGTAGTAATACCCGATGGTTGTTTATAACATTCATATTCTATCCCAAAGTTTCCGGTTTTATATGCTAGTTTATCGGCTTTTACTTCATAGTATTTTATTCCTTCGTCTGTATAAAATTCAATATCATAATATTTGAAGTTTCCTTCCATTCTCTTATATCCATTGGATGGTAAAATATAACATAGTTTTTCTTCCCATTTGTGTCCAAATGCTAAGCTCTTTTTAAACTCTTCTGGTGTCATTATTAATATATATACACTATAAACCTTTAAACCCTTTTTATTATTATTTTTTATAAATTATATAAACTTTTAATTTCAAAAATATGGTTGCTTCTAAATTGTTTAAATTCATTTCCGTTTCTTTTAATTGTGATGTTAATATGAAGGTTATTTAATTCACAGAAGATACCAAAGCGCCTTAACAAATTATCATATAATATTTTATAAACATCAAAAGCGCTTTTGTTTTGGTCTGAATAGTCATTTTCTAAGTCTGTCTTATTTTCATTAACTAATAATTCATCTTCAGTAAGAAATTCCTTCAATGTATAAAACATATTAATAACTCCCTTAAACTCAAAAGCAAATACTTTGAGTCTTGCTGTTATATCTTGAGACCAGTCTTCGTCTCTTTCGGCTCCTTTGAAATTTACAGTATATTCCATTATTAATATATATAGGAAATAATTCTTTAAATACTTTAATTTATATATATAGGTTAAAGAAAATATTTATTATTATTTTAATAAAATTTATTTTTTATTATACTTTTTAAAATAAAATAAAAAAGTGGAAAATAATTTATAAATTTAGAATTGGTCTAAATATTCTTTTAATTCTTTACTTAAACCTTTTCCTTTTGTTTTTGTTATTTTCTTTTTAGGTTTTTCTTCTTCACTTTCAGAACTACTTGAAGAACTTTCATCTGGTTTAGGAATTTGTTTCTTTTTTGTAATTTCTTCATTTTTTATTTTTTTCCTAATTTCTTTTATTTCTTCTTTTGAATATTTATGTTTAATTTCTTCAAAATATTCTAATAAGTCATTTCTTTTTTCAAGTCTTTCTAAGTCTTTTAACATATCCTTAGTTCCTTGTTCAGAAGCCTTCGCCATGTTTTCCATGACACCTCCAAACTCTTCATGTTCCTTCTTAGCAACTGTGGCTTTTTTTACTGTTTTTATTGGCATTTATATTATATATATATTTATTATTTTTTATATATTTATATATTTATAATTCTATAGAATTAAACCACTCAATAGGAATATTATAATGGTCATATGTATTTGAATAAGCACTCTTAACAAGTTGTAAATTATTAACTGGATGTTTATCAATAAACCCTTCTCTTATTTTTTGTGAATAATTACATACAATAATAGCATCGGATAAACCAACAACTATAATAATATCACCCGCCATTCCTTCACTAAAAAACTTACTTTCAATAATAGGTTCATATTCATTTTTCTTTTCTTCACTTCCTGACCATATTAAATTTTCAACTCTTCCTTCTTCGTCTAAGTCTTGAGTAAATTTAATTTGTTTAGCAATACTTTTTAAATGGTTAACATCAGCTTGAAATTTTATTTTTTCGGGAATAATTAATTCATTTTCTATTTTAATAAATTTTGTATGTTTAACGGGAATTCCTAAATAAGCATAATTATTTATATATTCTTCTTCAAGTTTTCTAATATTTAATTCTGGTTTTCCATTTTCAAAGTCACAGAATTTCTCTAAACTTTTATTTAGTTCTTTTTCTGTTATTTCATCATTAATAAAGTCTAAAAATAAGTCATATATTTCTGCTTTTGTAATATAAAACATTATTTCCATTTTTTTAATAAATTCTTCTTTTAGTTTTTGTAATGAATTATATTTTTTATATTTACTATTTTTCAAGTCTGAATATTTTTTAAATTCTAAAAACATCATATCTCTTAATATCTTCTTTTTCTTTCCCTGTTTATAAAATTTTAATATTCCATCAAAAGGAAAATAGTCTGCTTGTCCTTTTAGAATAGTATTCTTTAACATTTCATCTGATAGACCAACATCAATTTCTATATCTTCTATTTCGTCTTCTTCTACTCTTGAAGTCATATTTTCTAATAAATAGTTTAATGCTTCTTCATTTTCCATAAATAATGCTTCTAAGTCTTTACCTGCATCATAATTAACTGTATCATAAAACTGTGCTATTTCATCAGCAAGAATATATTTTGTTGGTCTGTCATCTTTTGGTTCATATATATTATTTAATGTATCAAATGTTTCTTCAACCATTTGAATAATATTATTACTATTTAATTGTTCAGTTAATTTATTATATTTTTTATTTGGAGACTCTAAAACTCTATTTTTACTTTTTATTAATTTCTTATTTGAAAGTTCAAGTTCTTCTCTTTCTTCTTGAGGAGTATATATTTTTTTAGCTTTGGCTTCTTTTTTATCTTCAACTAGTTTCCAATTTTCTATTTTATATTTTTTAAACTTACTTAATTCATTTAATGCTTTTAATGACTCTTCTGCTTTTTGATGCATTAGTTCTTCATCTGCTATATCTGGATGCTGTTTAACTAAACCAATTAAATATTCTATATTTTTCTTAAATGCTTCTTTATAAACTTTTTTAAAATGTGGAGTTATATTTTCTTTATTTTCCACTTTTTTATATTTTTTTAAAATATCTTTTTTAGGAATTATTATTTTTATTTTTTCTGGTTTTTCTTTTAATGCTTTTTTATATTTTTCATTTTGTTCTTTTATTTGTTTTTGAAGTTCTTCTTCTTGTTGTAAGTTTAAAACTGGTTTCTTTTTCTTTTTAATAATATCATCAATTTGTTTCATTAATGCATCAACTTGTTTAGCTTGAAGTTCTTTTTTTAGTTTCTCTTCATAATGTTGCTTATAAGCTTTTTCTAGTCTTGGGTTCTTTTTAGCCATTGTTTGATATTCTTCAAATGCTTCTTTTTGTTCTTTTAAACTTTCCAAATATTTATCTCTTTCTTTTTTCTCTTTTTTATTTTGTAATTCTAAAAGGTTTAACATTATTTCTCTATCATCTTCGTCTGTGTTTTTATCAGTCATATAATGTAATATATCACTAGTATCTGTATTTGATGTTAATACAACATTAGCATCATTATTTTTTGTACTTACAATTTTAACATCAGGATGTTCTAACATAGTCTGGGTTGTTATTCCCGATGTTTTAGCCCCCTTTATTCTAAACATTCTACCGGTTCCTACTATGTTTCTATATGGATGATATCCAAGTCCTCCGTATCCTTTTATTAAATATGGGTTGTATCCATTATTTATTTTCATTAAGTCCATTTTATTATATTAATATATTATTATTATTTTTTTATACGCTTAATATAAAGTATATATTTTATTTTCCAATTTTATTTTAAATATATATAAATAAAAGTTAATATTAATAAATATATAAAATGGAAACTATAAAAGAAACTATTATTAAAAAACGCCCTCATTTAAGTAAACAGAGTATTAGTACATATACATCAATACTTAAAAACTTATTTGAAAAAGTTTTTCCTAATGAAGTATTTGACATTAATAAATTTAATGATAATAAAAAAATATTAGAACATTTAAAAAAAGTTGAACCTAATAAAAGAAAAACTGTTTTAAGTTCATTAGTTATTTTGACAGATAATAAAGCATATAGAGAACAAATGCTTGAAGACATTGAAGAATATAATAAAGAACAACATAAACAAGTTATGAATGACAAACAGTCTGAAAGTTGGGTTGATACCGATGAAATTAAAAAACTTCTTTCTATTCTCGAAAAGGAAGTTAAACTACTTTATAAAAAAGAGACATTAAGTATATCAGACTTACAAACTATTCAGAATTACATCATTATATGTTTACTTGGTGGTGTTTATATTCCTCCAAGAAGAAGTAAGGACTTCGTAGACTTTAAACTAAAAAATATTAATAAAGCTACTGATAACTATATTAATAAAAATAAACTAATATTTAACAGTTATAAAACCGCTAAAACTTACGGACAACAAGAAGTTGAAATACCTCTTGAACTTGTTAAAATTCTTAAAAAGTGGATAAAAGTTAACCCCACTGACTATTTACTTTTTGACTCAAATAAAAACCAATTAAGCAACGTCAAGCTGAACCAACGGTTAAATAAACTGTTTGGAAATAAAAAGGTAGGAGTCAACCAATTACGTCATACATTTCTAACTGATAAATATCAAGCAACTATTGAAACTAATAATGAAATGGCTAAAGATATGCAAAAAATGGGAAGTAGTAAAATACAAGAACCTATTTATATCAAGAAGAAGAAAAGCATCGAATTATAATTATTCACTATCATCTGTATCACTATCACTTTCGTATTTACTTTTTTTTCTTTTTTTCTTTTGTTTTTCTAAAGAAGGAATATTTTTTAGAAATTCAGTTAAATTATAATATTCTAACCATCCCTTTCTATATTTTTTATCCCTTGCTACTTTACCACCCGTTATTATTAGAGGGCGTAAAGGGACGCTTACAGCATCATTATAAACTGCTTTTAATTCATCTTTATCTAAGTCAGAACTCCATTCATTTAATATAGCGGTTTGTTCTCTCTTACTTCCTCCTAAGTCTAATAATACTAAATAATTTGAATTCTTTCTAATAAATTTAGGAATATCATAATAAGACTGAGAAAGGAATATAACAGAACAGTTTTTCTTTCTTGCTCTCATATAATATTCTTCAACTGAATTTAAGTTTTTAGAAAGTACTAAGTCATCCCATACAACTAAATGGTTATATTTTTTGTCCATGTCATCAAGTTTAGGAGTATTTGACATTCCTTCTTTTATTTGTATTTGTTCAAATTCTCCACCTAAATAGTTATAAAGTGGTTCGTCTTTGTTTCTTGTTATAATGCTTATGTCTGCAAATGTTCCTTGACCTTGACTAAATACTTTAATAAGGTTGAGAAGAAAGTTTGTTTTACCAGTTCCCGAAGGTGCAACAACGCACATTCTAAAAGGTATTTTAATGTTATGTAAGTGTTCATTAGGGTTTTCAACTATGTCTAAATATTTCTTAGGAATTACCTCGTAGAAATTTATAATTTCAGAACCAGAAATGTTTTTCTTTGTTTTTCGTGACATTTAATATATTATATATACTTAATTATTTTTTATATAAAAAAATGTTTATAATTAATTATATAATAAAATGGCTGAATATTTACCCCCAACTGAAAATGTCGCAATTTTCGACACTCTTAATTTTAATGCTGGTGACGAAGCATTAACATATAATAAAGCAGTTAAATATTTTTTAAAGTACCCTATAGCACAAGGTACAGAAACACTACAAGCAATAAATGTCAATGGTATAGCATCATTTCTTAACGATGTTAACATTGGTTCAAGTACAACATCAAATAATACACCAACATTAACCACTTATAAGTCTGAGGTTAACTTAGGAAGTGGAGGTATGGGAACTATAAATGTTGAATGTCCTCTTAATGTTGGTGGCTTTGGTTCTATAACCTTAACAAATGCTGACATTACTATGCAAGATGACAGTTATATAAACCAAACATTAACTCATACTACTCCAAACTCCCTATATTCTATTAACCTTATTTCTGGTTCTCGAATTCAATACCCCGACGGTAAACAACAAAATAGTGCTTTCACTGGTGGAACTCCTGGAACATATACAAGTGCAAATATAACAATTGACTCAAATGGAAAAATTAGTGCTATTAGTAGCGGTGCTGCAGGTGCAGTTACTTCAACATATTATGCAGTCGGTGCTACAATAACAATTCCCGCTAATGTATTTAAAATTGACGCTTTAGTATTGGGAAAAGGAGGTCTTGCTGGTGGAACCGTTGTTAATAACGGCGGACCAGTTTGGGTTGGAAGTGCTGGCGGTGGAGGAGGAATGTGTACTATTTCCTCAATTGCTTGTCAACCTGGAAATACTTTTTCTACCGCTCTTTCTGGAACCATTGTTCAATTTAGGTACGGAGCAACAACAATTTGTTCAGTTAATAGTGGTACAAATGGTGCATTAGGAACCGGAGGTAACCCTCCAGGTGGTTTAGGTGCTTCAGTTGGTTCTGTTATTACCTCATTTTTACCAACTGCTAATTATACCGGTACAAATGGAGGTAATGGACAAACTTGGTCTGTTGCTGAAGGTTCTTTACCTACCGCAGGAGGAACACAATTTGTAGGAATTTCTTCTTATACAAAAGGACAAATTAACCAAGCTTTTGATGGGTTTGCTTCTTTTGGTTATGTAAATTACCCCGCTGACTCTGTTGGTGCTGGTGGTGTAATTATTACATTTTATAAAACTTAATAAAATTTTATTTTAAAACTTAAAAACTTATTTATATTATATATTATATATTATAAATGACAGAAAATTATATTCAAAATTCAGACTCAGGAATTGTTTATTCTGGAGCTTCTGGAACAACTCGTTTTGGAACAAATAATGAAGGTATTGTATTAAATTATGACATTACAACTACTCCTAAAGCTTTTATAATTAATTCTTCGGGAGCAACTTGGACAAATGGAACGACTACATATACAACACCTTTAAATAAAATTGGAGAATTAAATACTGCTTTACCTGCTGTAAGAATTCCACCAAATACAAATACTTTTAAATTAAGTAATACATTATTATGTGATGCAGGAACTACCGGGAAAACTACATCGGTTAATGACGGCTCAATAATAGTAAATAATAATACAGGCGGAACAGTTACACCCGCAATAACTTTAAACCAAACCGGAACAGCTGGAGGTGTTTTAGTTGAAGAAATATATAACCAAAGAACAGCAACAACTGGAGAATTTAATAGAATGAGTTTTTATGCCAAAAGTTCAACCGGCGCTAAAATAGAATATGCAAGAATACACCAAAATGCACCAAGTATTACACAAGGGGCTACCCGCGGACGTCTTGACTTGGACGTTAATATAGGCGGTTCCTCAACTAACTTTTTAAGCTTAAACGGCTCAAGTGGAACAGTGGAAATTAACAACTCATTATTAAATTTAAATTCAAATAGTATTGTTGGATGTTCTAACATCTCAACTCCGCCGGGTAATTTTTATGTAAAAGGAGTAAATGAGTTTTATTCATCACCTTCTAATAGTTCACCTACTATTTTAGAAGACAAATTAAAGTGGGTTGGTGTAAGTTTAGGAAAACAACCTAATTGGGTGCAAGACATAAATGTTAATAGTTTTCCTTCAGGAATTGAAAACATTACTGCTTCCCAATTTGGTTTTGGTGGTTATTGGTGGGTAGGAACTGAAGTAGGAAATATTTACTATTCGAGCGACACTGGTGCTTCTTGGACATTATTCGGTTTTTATGGTGGGCGCATTAACTGTTTCCAAGTTTACCAAGGTATGTATATGGCTGTTGGTGGTGCTTTTACTTCTTCATTTCAGTACCTTTTCGGTATTGACTCGGGTTTGTCAACTTTTGACATTACATTGGGTTCAAATGGTTTAAATAATGAAGTTAAATGTATGTATGACAACGCAACAAATTCTTGTCTATATATTGGTGGCTTGTTTGACGCATTTAACGGGGGTTCGTCATTTTCAAATAAGTTTATAACTTGGGCTTATGGTGCTTTTAGTTGGTTCCCCTTCAGCAATAGTGCTGGTTCTGGGTTTAATGGTGGAGACGTCTTGAGTATTACACAAGACCCAGGAAGTAATTTTGTAGTTGTTGGTGGAACTTTTACAGACGTTGTTGTTTCTGGAAGTAGTTCTGGTCTTTCGTACTGTTTTACTTTCCAAACTTCTTTCGGTTATGACGTAAGTAGTTATTTCGGCATTGGTTCAAGTTTAAACAACCCTGTTTATTCAGTGCTTGCTTATAGTTCTGGTGTTATAG